CATTAAATATTCCAGACATATCGTTAACCGCTGAAGTGTTCCATGTGTTAATTTGTCCGTATGTAGTAATCGCTAAGGCATTATTTGAAATCCATAAATTAACAGCCGTTTGCAAATCTGATTTGCCAGAAAAAATATAAGCTCCTTGCCCTCCGTCTTGGATTATCCAACCGTCTGCAATTAATACATCTCTAGAGGTTGTTGCAGCTCCAAAACTATATTGAGCCGTCCCCGCATGAAATGGTACATTGTTATTGTGTGTTTGTGCTGCCCAGCTAATTAACAATAAATCGTAGTTTGTAGTGTCAAACGCTGTGTTTTGCAGCATATTACCAGCATCAGTTAAGCTTGATATGTTAAACCCACTTAAATCTTGGTTAAATGCTGTGCAATTTGACAAACAATGCTGTAAACTAATTACATTAGAAGTATCAAAGTTTAAAGGTTTATTAAATACAGTACAATTATTAAACATTAACCTCATACTGGTTACTGTTGAGGTATCAAAAGTTAATAAACTATTAAAACTAGAACAACCCCTCAAAAGGCTTTGCATATTATTAATCTTAGTTGTATTGAATGTTAATGGCTGATTAAAACTAGTGCAATTTTCAAACATCGAACCGCCATCAATAACCACTAAAATATTAGGGCTGTCAGTATAAGTTCCAGTCATATTTGTACACCCTCTAAAAGCTGAGGCAATATTCGATAATAAAGCTGTCCCCCAATTATCGACACTTGTTAGCTCTAACTTTGAACCTCCATTGTTAAACCTACACCCACCAAATTGTCCCTCAACAGAAATCTGATATACTCCAGCGGCTGCATAAACATGAGTTAAGTCTGATTGATTAAAAGCTAAGATAAGGTCGCTCGAACCATCGCCCCAATTAACGGTTGCTCTTGTTTGAGTATTATGAAAGGGAAAAGTAAAACTCCCAGTAGTGTTAATGGTCATCTTAAATAACTTATCTATCACTGGAGCAGATGCAGATACATTAATTATTATATCCTTATAAGGTGAATTTGTTAATGTCTGAGATACAACACCGTTAGTATCTTCAACTGTTAAATTTTCTAAAGGTAACTCTAAATTTTCTGTTGCTGGTACTAATTGAACATAAGAATCATTAGCATTTGAAACTGTACTATTCGGTAATTCTAAATCAACTGAGGTGTTAACATCATAACTATCGTTTGAGTTAGAAACTCTTATTGAAGCTGTCCCAGCGGTTGCCGTAATGTCCTCCATACTTGGAACACTTGAAACAGTCCCATCCGAATCAGTAAAATTAATATTAGGTAGACCTAAATTCTCAGTAGCTGGGACTAACTGAAAATAACTATTATTAGAATTTGAGATTGATGTGTTAGGTAGTTCTAAATCAACTGAGGTGTTTACATCGTAGCTATCATCTGAATTAGAAACCCTTATTGATCCAGCAGCAGTTGCAGTTATGTTTTCCATACTCGGAACACTAGTCACCGTTCCATCACTATCAGTAAAATTAATGTTTGGCAAACCTAAATTCTCAGTTGCTGGCACTAATTGGCTATAACTATTATTAGAATTAGAGATTGTACTATTAGGTAGCTCTAAATCTACCAAAGTATTTACGTCATAACTATCATCTGAATTTGAAACTCTTATTGCCGAAGGTGGTGTACAAGTTATGTTTTCCATACTCGGAACACTAGTAACTGTTCCGTCTGAATCCGTTACATTTATATTAGGCAAACCTAAATTTTCTGTTGCTGGTACTAACTGGCTGTAAGTATTATTAGAGTTTGATATTGTGCTATTCGGAAGCTCCAAGTCAACTAAAGTGTTAACATCATAGCTGTCATCTGAATTAGATACCCTAATAGCTGAAGGCGGTGTACAGGTTACATCTTGCACGCTTGGTACACTAGTAACTGTTCCATCGCTATCAGTTACATTTATATTAGGTAATTCTAAATCAACTAATGTATCAACAATATAAGAATCATCTGAGTTACTTACGTTAATAGGTAGCTGAGGAGTGTTTCCACAAACAGTAACAGTTGTATCTAAGTTAAAACTTTTCATGGATAATCTTTATAATGTAATTTAGCGGTTATGTTTCCAGCGATATTATTGAGCTTTTCGACTCTTATTCTAAACCAATTAGCAGTAAAAACACTCTTTTCGATTTGAACAACAGCATCCTCTACTGGAAAAGCTCCGTTATAATAACAGCAATTCTGTAAAGTTACCCATTCCGTTGGAATATTTGAGCCTCCAGACGAATAACCTTGCTCAATAAATACCTCTATTAAGCTATTAAGCCCATTAGTTTCGATTATTAAATTCCAATCGGTTCTTTTTTCCAAATTAACTGGACTGCTTATGTTTTGAACACCAGCACTAACATTATCTAATAAGGTTATATTTCTCATATTCCACTACTAAAACATTTATGTTGTGTATTTTCTTCTGGATAAGTAGTTAAATTTTCTACAATATACCATTGGATTGAGTGATAATTTGCGATGCTTTGATTGTAAGACTGGATAAGATTAAAACCATTATAAGGTAAGATTGAACTTACCTCTGAAACTGTCCTCATCACACCGCTATTTGTAGGTGAAAAATTAGAGTCCCTTGTATAATGAAAGTAAATGTATTGTACAATAGCCTTTCTGAGCCCTTCAGAAGACTCTACAAGGTCTTTGTTGTCTATGTCAAAGGAATTATATAAAGTTATAAATCGAGCCGTTTGTGGGGCTTGTGGTAAAGCAGCATCTAAATCAGCTATAAAAAGAACATATAACTCAGCACCCAATAAAGAAACTAAAAATTCCTTTTCGTACTTGGTTATGTAAGTCCCTAAACTACCATAGCAGCTTTGAGAAACTGCATACTCACCAACAAAATCTGTATTTAATACTAAAGCCATTTATTGATATTTTGCGATTCCACGTTTTACACATTCGTCAGCCTTACTTTTTGATACTCTATAACTAAGCCCATCAATTAAAATATAACCAGTAAATTCTTTGGTTTCTTTTGGAGTTTCAATAATAGCTTTTTCAATTATTGTTTCAACTTCCTTCTTTGTTATTGTTTTCTTTTTAGCCATAACTTTCTATTTTATACCACCAAAAGCCCATACAGTTAAGTATGGGCTATTTAGGTTTATTCGTATTAAGCTGTTTCTAAAGCAGCCTTGTCAGCAGTAAAAGCTCCTTTGACAAATGCAGTTCTATCGTTGTTTTTTACAACCATAGCTCCACGCCATTCAGCTCTAATTGTCATCATGTTCTTAGTGAAATCTGTTCCATCTAATCCCATTTCAATAGATAAACCTCCTTTGGTCCACATAGTAGCTAAAGCAAAGTTTCCAATTAAATACTCATCTTGTGTTACTAAAGTAGTTTGTACGATTGGCACACCATCTAATAACAATTGACCAGCAATAACTTGTAAAGCATCAATATAACGCTCATCAGTAGAACCAACTTTCTTAGTTTTTAAGAATGTTACGTCGCTTGGATGCATCATAATAAAAGTTGCTGGGTCTTGGTCAGCAATTAAGATTTGGTTTTGTGCGATTCTCAATACATCTACAATATTAGCATTGTCAACAGAAGTTGCAAAAGTACCAGCAGCAAAAGCAGTTGCAGTATTTCTTACTCCGTTTAAGTTTTGCCCTGCATTGTTTCCAGAATATAATTGAGTTTCAATAGCTTTTAAAAGCTCTCTTGATAATTCGTTGTTTATTTCAGTATTAATGAAGTCAACGTCATCCTTAAACTCATCAGAAATTTTGATGAAAGCAGTAGTTTTTTTAATCGCTTGGTTTGCTACAACTAAATCAAAATCAATTTGATTTTTAAGAACACCTTCAGCAGTTTGTCCAGCAGCTCCTTCTTTACCAGATTGGTACACCCAACTAATTAAGTTAGAGTTTGCAACACCAGTTGAAACAATGTCCATTAATCTGATTCTTCTTGAAGCGATAGAATTTAAACCTGCAATTCTTTGTTCTACTGGTACATTACCACCAGACACATTTCCTGCAATAGTCATATCACCAACTGCTTTAGTATCAAAAGATACCCATTTTCCAGAGTTTCTAATGTCCTTAATAGCCTCAGCATTTTTAACTAAAGATTCTCTTAAAGTTGGCTCAGCAGCCATGTCGCTTTTTTCTTGAACTGAAAGTTTCTTAATAGAAAGTCCCATTTGCTTAATGGCTTCGTTCAAAGACTTCATTTGCTCTAATTTGTCAGCATCTAAAGTTTCTAATTTAGCTTCAATTTTAGCAGTTACTTCTTCAGATTTAGTAGCTGATTCTTTAAGCTCTTTAATCTCTAAAGTTGTACTTGCGTTTTTCTCGTTGTAATATCCAGCTAATTCTTCACCATTCATTTTGGCAAGAACATCAGCAGATTTTTCTACAAATTTTTCCATTTTAATTTTTTTTAAATTGTTAATTATTATTTTAATAAGTTTAAATAAAACAATTCAGCTTCAGTCGGCTCAATTAGTTTAGTGTCATTTGACGGCTCAACTTGTTTAAGTGAATCAATTAAATTATTATATTTGAGTTGGCATACTCGCAAATTATTTTCTATTTGTTCTAATCTTTCATCTGTTCCTTTACCGTTCTTAATAGCACTTAAATAACCATTCATTTGATTATTAAGTTTCTCCAAGTATTCAGTTTCATTCCCTTTACTTATGGAAAACGTAGGTGTTTCGCTATTCGCTCCAAAGGTAACAGCACTTGTTTCCATTAGGTTAACCTCTTTTAATTCTCTGACCCCACTATCTAAGAAGTTAATTTTATCTTGAACTAACATAAAGCCAATAGAATGCTCAGTAATTATACCATCTTGGTAGTCCAAAAAAGCATCATTACCTTTTGTTGAACGTCCTAAATCAGCAGTAACAACTAAATGATCATGGGTTTCTTCCATCCCTTTAATCAATCCTATCTCATGTTCAAAGTCATGGTATCTTAAAAACTTTATCTTTCTGTTAGATGTTGAATCTGCACCACGTTCTGAAATGCTTTTAGCAAATGCACCCCTAGCAATCACATCACCATCGGAATCCATATTACCAAACTTAGCAGCTGCAAAAACTACTCTCCGTCCAACTGTATCCAAGTCTTTCAACTCAAAAGAACAGTTTTTTATTTGCATTAAATTATTATTCATTGCTTTATTATTTTAATAGTCCTTGTATTTCTTCTTCAGATAATTTTTCCAATAGCTTATTTGCTAAAAGTGGTGATAAAGATTTTAATATTTCTAACGTCTTATTAGAGCTTCCAGCTGGTTGTAAGACTTCATTAGCTATATCTTGACTAAATCCATATTCATTTACTAAAAGAGTGTTCTTAGCCTCTGAGGTTATTGGCATATTAAGAACAACAGCTACGCCATCCATAACCAACTTATCTTTTGTTGCCTCATCTTTTAAGTCATTTTGTAGTGCTGCAATTTTAGAAAAATCTTTTCTCATTCGTACGCTGCCATCTGGATAATGATTCTTAGCAATAAATTTAGTATGCTTTGCAGCTATCTTTTCAGCTATTGGAATAATAGCATTTGTATACATTGCTTTCTCAGCTTCTTTTCTATTGTTAAAAGTCTTATTAGCTGGGTCATTAAATAAAGAACTATCTAATCCAAATACATTGCACATCGCTCTAAGCGTTACATCACCTTTTTGCACTAACTGTAAATCTGTTGAACTCATACCCATTTGAATGTACGACAAATCTTGATTGGTTACCTTTACTTTACCAAAGTTTTTAGTTCCTGCTGTTTCTTGGTCAAAAGCTCCTTGAACTGCCTTAGCTTCATCTTGTTGCATTGGTCTGTCCCCCTTGTTAGTAATCATCCCAGCAATACCTCTATTCTTTAATAGGTGTGCATCCGCCTCCCATCTATCATTCCCAACCTCAACAACATTCCTTGCAACCTCAAAAGCACTAAGCCCATCAAAAGACTCTTTTACATCTGAATAACTTGGATTGAATAACATTATATGCTCCAATTCTTCTTTATCAAACACCCTTGTATTAACTCCAAATTCAAATTTGTACCTTACATTAGGTAAAAAGAAATTAGACGTTGTAAGAGCCTCTACATTTTTGGAAGGTAAAACATCAACCTCTTGAATTATACCGTTTAAATGTTCAGCGTGTAGGTAACTATTACCATTTGCAAGCAAATAAACCAATAGCCTTTCATCAATATCTGACCATGTGTAACTTTTCCCATCGTTAGGATTAGACATTAAATCATGTATGGTAGTATTCTCTATAATCTCATACGTTCCATCTGATTGTTTTTGCTCAACAATCCAATCAACAGATTTAAATACATCGACTATCTTTTTCAAAACAGAATAAGCATCTACATTTGATTCGTAGGTTTGATCTAAAGAAGGGCTTTGATTTAGCTTAAATTGATACGGCTTAAACTCTGAAATATTTATTGCGTTTCCTAATGACTTTTTATAAACATTGAATTGCTTATAATCTTTAACAAAAGAATTTAATTCACTTAATACTCCCATATAAAAAAATAGTACAAGGCATCTTCACCTCGTGATTATAAATAATCTTTACAAAGTTAGCCATTATTTTTCATAAATAGCAATTATATAAAAATAAAATTAGATTCCTCAACTAAATCATCAAAAGCATATCGAGTTGCGTCGATTAAATGGTTGTATTTATCG